ACTCTTTCCCTACACGACGCTCTTCCGATCTAAGCCTTGTATACATTTTTAGAACACTCATCTTCTAATAATGCTTCTTTTTCTTTCCATTCCATATCATCCCAATAACCATTTTGTACTGCCGCTATGGAAATGACATCTTTTGCGTTCGTTGTTAGTTTCGCATCATGAACAACAGGTTTCAGTTCATTCCATTTAGTGAAATCCTTCGTTGCTTCATTTACTACTTCTTGTACGTTAGTTTTTACTTTTCCTGTTTTTTCGTCTAAAACTAATCCATTCCAAGTTGATCCAGCATGCGTAGCCTCATCAGCTACCATACCAAGTTGTTCTGCATTTTTTTCGGCATTATCTGCTATTTCATCCGATGTTTTCTTCGCTTGGGCTAAAATCTTTTCATTACTTTCGAGAAAAACTTTTGTATACTGACCAGTATTGTCCATAGCAGCTGCCGTTTTGCTAAATAATTGACCATTTGATAAACTCACTTCGTTAATCAATTGTGGATATTTATTTGTTATAGCAGCTATTTGGCTATCGAATCCTTGATTTGTAGTTTTGATGTAATCATTCATTTCATCTTCTAATGCATCAATGAATTCTTTACTTACTCCCTTTTCCTTTAAAGCCGCCTTTTTTTCTTCAAGCATTTGTCTATAATTTTCGGTAGTTGCAGCTTTTTGTTTCGCTAAAGATTGTAACCACGTCTTCGCTTCTTCTTCTGTAGCTTGTGCAACATCACCATTCATGGCTGATAATATCTTTTTTCTGTCTTTAGCAGAAACATCGAGCGTATCCACATACGCTTGAGAAGTTCCTTTCATTAGATCCTGTATCTGTTGTAGTTCTGAAACAGTCAAGTCTCTGTTCTGATTTGCGGCTCTTTCTCTGATTTTTTTTATTTCTTCATTGTTGTCTTTTATTTTAGAAAGAGATTGCCCTAAGGTTTCTTCTTCTGATTCAGCTACTTCTTTCATGGCATCCTGAACTGATTGAGGTAGCCCTTTTAGTGCATCGTCTAATGCCTTTATTCTACCTGTTAAAGATGTTTCTAAAGATGTTCCAGCGGTTGCGAAATTAGCCGCCATATTATTCGCATCATCAACAGTAAATCCCTCTTTGAGAAGACCGAATTGACCATTTGCACCTTCAATATTCTTCTGTACTCCGTCAAGAGTACTATCTATTTCCTCACCGACATCTGTTCCCCATTGCTTTACTCTTTGCGAGGAATTCCAAGCTTCTTCACCAAATAATTTCCATGCTCCATAGCCAACTGCTAGTGCGCCACCAACGCCAACAATACCAAGTAGAGCAGGACCTAACAAACCTAGTGACGTTGTCATTGCGCCTATTCCGCTGGCGCCCGCAGCAGTACTTGCAGCACTAGCTGTTTTTCCCATCATAGGGACTAACCCGCCAATACCTCCAGCTCCTGCTGTCTTTGCAGCTGCAGCACCAGCTGTTGTTACCGACGATGCAAAGGCATCCATAGCCTTCTTTTCTGCTGCTTTCGCTGCTAAATCAACAAGGCTTTTCGTCAATCTTCCAGTAGTTGAAGTAACTTTACCTATTACTGAAGTACCAGTTCCTAAAAGCTTCAGCGCTGGACCAGCTGCTGCTGCTAATCCAACCCATTTGATAATGTTTCTTTGTTGATCATCACTCATAGCCGAGAAAGCTTTCGCCATATTCCCTAAGTTTTTTATCAATGGTTTCGATACATTTAGACCATCACGCAACGCGTCTACAAATGGACCTCCAAGATCGATTGCTGTATCAATCACTTCGTTTTTCAACATCTTTAGCTTTGATTCAGTTGTTTCGTATCTTTTATTAGCTTCATTTGTTAAAGCTGTATTTTGTTTCCATGCGCCGTTTCCTTTTTCAATTGCTCCTTTGAATATGTCACTAGCATTTGCAGCTCTCAATAAACTGTCGCGTAGTCGAACTTCTTTTATATCCATGTCATCCAGAACTTTGATTGCTGAAGTCCCATGTTTTTCTGAATCTTTCAGCCCTTGAATGAACTTGATGATTGCTTCTGAAGGATCACTCTTGAACAACTTCTGGAATTGTTCACTTGTAACACCTGCCACATTCGCAAAATTTTCAAGCGAACTTTTCGAATTGTCCGCTTCTTTATACATTTTCTTTAAATCAGATGAAGTGAATCCCATTTGCTCTGATACTGCTTTTAACGATTTTCCACCGTCTCTCACAGCATTTACTAAATTAACCCACGGAACACCTTGTTCTTCTGCCATCTGTTTCAGCTGATCAAAAGCGCCAAATCCTTTTTCTACAGCTAGTTGCATCTGGATCATGACCTTCGAAAAGGCAGACCCACCCGCTTCAGCTTCGACACCAACAGAAGATAGAGCAGTAGCAAATCCTAGAATTTCGCCTTGGCTCATTCCAATCTGTTTACCAGCTCCCGCTAACCGCAATCCCATTTCAGTGATTTCTGATTCGGTTGTAGCAAAATTGTTACCTAGATCAACAATGACTGATCCTAATTTATCAAAGTCTTTTTGAGACATTTGGGTAATATTAGCAAATCGTGCTAAAGAAGTTGCCGCAGTTTCAGCCGACATATTAGTCGATTCACCCATGTCTATCATCGTTTTAGTGAAGCTAACTACGTTTTCAGTCTTTATACCTAATTGCCCAGCTGCTTCGGCTACATTTGCTATTTCTTGATGGCTACCAGGTAATTGGGTGGCAAGATTACGCAGCCCTTTCTCTAAGTCGCTATAGGAATAAACTACGTTTCCATTCGAGTCTACAACTTCATCATTCGTCTTTTTTACACCTGCAAAAGCACTTTCCCATGAAATAGCTGCACTAGTAACAGCAGTTGCGCCAGCCACTATTGGAGCTGTTACTCCAACAGTTAGGGCAGATCCTATCCCAGAAACTCCTTTACCAAAGGCTTCAATTTTTTTCCCAGAATTAATCAATACATCAGAATTAGCTTTTAGTTTCCCCGTAAACCCTTCCGTTTCCACTTTCATCCGAGCAATCTGTCCAACAGTTGTTTTCATCTGAGATTCGTAACTTGCTGATCTAGCTGTTGCTTGATTCAATTGATTAGCGTATTTAGCAGTCGAAGCAGTAGCGTTTCCGTTAGAGTCAAAACTATCCTTATAAGCTTTAGTGAGCAATTCTACTTGCTTTTCATTTGCTTGTAGAACTCCGCCTAAACCATTATATTTTGCTTGTAAAGCACCGAGAGAATTCCCTGAAGAGTTCATTACTTGCATCTGTGATTTCATTGCTTTCATTTGATGGTTAACAGCGTTTTTAGCTCCGGCTAGACCTTTTGAAAAGGCTGAACTGTCTAAGTCTAGTTTGATAATCATATTGCCTAAAGGTTTTCCATTTGCCATATGTTTACCTCCTCTCTACATGGATTTCAAGAAGTCTTTAAGATCAACTTCTTTTTGTTTCTCTTTCTTAGGCGAAGTGCACGCAATTTTCATCATCATTTCAAAGGAATTATCTTCTATGTCAGATAGTGACCATCCCGCTTTCACTAACTCTCTGCATAGGTTTAAGTACATTTCTTCTGCTTCTTCGGGTGTTACTTTTTTGCGTCTGGGTCTGGATTACTTTCAATCCCCATTACTTCTCCTAGGATGTCGTCCAATGTGCTCATTACCTTCTCAGATGGTAAGCCATCAAGAATTTGTTCAGCTGTCAATTTGCTATCCCTGAAGATACCTACAGCAAAATCCAAATAAATGTCTAAACGATTCCAAATCATTACTCCATCTTCATTTAGCTTTTTGATTGTTTCTAAAGCTTTTCGATAATCTTTACCTGTTGTGTCTATGTTTTCATAGACTTTCTTTCCTGATTCTTCTTTCAATTCAATTCTTACTTTTGCCATTTAGATTCCTCCATTATTTTCCAAATAAAAAAGCTAGTCCGAAGACTAGCCCGCTGCTTTTTCAATAACTGTAATAGTACATTTTGCTACTTTACCGCCATCCGTAGTAGTAAATGAAACTTCTGTAGTTCCGCCAACTTCAGCGTCTGTTTTTACTGTAACGTTGCCTCCAGTAACAGTAGCTACAGCTGTATTCGAACTGCTCCAGCTTCCTGTTTTGTCTGTTGCATTTGCTGGTGTTACAGTAGGAGTTAATTTTAAGGTTCCGCCTTGTTCAACTTCAGCTGTCGTTTTATCCAACGTCACACCAGTAACTGAAATTGGAAGAGTGGTAAATGCAGGAATATCTACTTTTACTGATTCTTGACCTCCGACCACACGCGTAGCTTGATAGTCTCCTTTAGCAACTTGAGTATTTGCTGCAATTCCAGTAATAGAAAGTGGACTTTCACCCTCTGCGACTTTTGTAAATTCAGTACCATTTTTTTTATAGATTTTAAATGTATCTGGCATAGTTATCCTCCTAACTTAATTCAACTGTTACCCCATTAATAGTGGGAGTGATTGCTCCAACAACGGAGCTAGTTACTCCCCCGCTGCAGGAAATACCATCTCTTTCAAAGCAGTAATAGAAGCTTCTTCGTCTCCAACATATTTTGCGACTGTTTGGCCTTTAGCATCACCTTCAACATCATTGGCAATCGCTGAAAATACATATTCTTCTGCTTCTGGTTCGAAAGCTTCATTTGTCGTAGTGTTAAGATTAATAGATTCACGACTGAATTTTCCTTTGAACATCGCAAGCATTGCTGTATCGCCGTTCAAATCCTCCGATTCCATCAAAATTGCACAATATGGTGGCTCAGTATCTTCTCCCAAGAAGCTGATTTTGTTTGTATCGGTTTTGTAACCAAGAATTTTGTCATTTACTTCTGTTGGTAAATCTAACAATCCAAAAGTAGCTGAAACATCGCCTGTTCCTTTTTGAGAGACATAGTAAGCGATGTTCGATCCGTAAACTTTTGATGGTTCTTTTGATAGCCCACTGATTTCAGCAGATACAGTCGCCCCTTTGTCTTGTTCACCTTCAATTACATATAAATTTGCTGCTGGAATCTTCCCTGTGCTGTCAAAGACCCCGATTGTCATTTTTTTGAATCCTACTAAAGTCATAAAATTTTCCTCCTAATTTTGGGTAATAAAAAAAGACACGTTATTTTCGTGTCTTAATTTCTAATATTCGGTATCGTAAATTTTTGTATTTCCTTCGTAACGACGCGCGTCTACAAAGCGGTTTGTTTCAGTAAAGTATTCATCTAACCCTTGACCGGAAATTTGGCCAAAGCCTAGTTTTTTCATCTCTTTTTTTATCTCATATTGAATCTGCTTGCATGTTGCTCTATATTTCGATTCAACGTCAATCTGTATCATATGCTCCACAGAAAGCTCTTTGTTACTTCCGTGGTACGCTTCGTTAGGTGTATCTACAGGACGAATTGTGATCATTGGACCTGTTTTATCGGCGGTTTCAGGTTGCTCATAAAATTTAATACGATATTGCTCGGTATTCTCGTTGTAGGTCATTGAACGAATATACTCATTCAAACAAAGAGCCTCGTAAATGATGTTAAGCATATCTTTCATAAACTCTTTTTAACCTCCTCTCCTACAGCGTCAAAGTACAACAGCTCGGAATTCTTAAGAGATTTTGTTATTACACCAAATCCTCTCGGTCTAATTTGTTTGCCCTTTCGTGTATATCCCCATTCATTCAAATGAATGATTCTATATCGTTGATGTGGACCATTCCAACCGATTTCAGCTTCTGCCTTGTAATCTCTATACGTAGCGTTCTTGCGAACAACCTCAGCGATCGTATAACCTTTGTCTTTAAAAACGGTCATGTCCGTTTGCAACTGTTTTTCTACTTTTTCAGCGCCAACATTGATTGCTTTTTTTGTTAATGTCTTAGTTTTCTTTTCTCCAAACTTTTTTTCTAAAGCTTGGATTATTTCTTGAACGCCTTCAAACTTTACGTTACTCATCGTTTATCACCAAATTTAAGTAATTAATTCTAATACTATCTTTACAATTGAATTTTCTTCCAAATCCGGTGAGACATCGATTATTTCCCAAACTTTATCTCCATATCGATAATCTAATATCCTTACTTTATGTTTGTTAGTAGGAATATAAGATTGATGGGGATCCCGTATTTTTATCGTAACGCCTTCTTTTGTGCCAAGAATGTCACGATCTTTCATTGATGGGTTGTAAACTAGTGCTGTACAAAAATACAGTTCCTTTTTTTCTTCATCGCCAGGTTCTGGACCCTTATTAGGTTGAAACTCAAAAAAAGTAACTGGCGTATTTAGATCACCAGCTACAATTTTAGGCTTCTTATAATTTGATTTAATTGGCATATCCAGCACCTGCCAGATCAATTGATGCATCCATAATCATTGTTTGAAAATTGTCGTAAAAGTACTCTAGTGATTCGTTCCGTAGATACCGAGTACGTTCATAAACTAATTCTTTTCCTTTCTCATAAGTGGAAGGATCAAAACTGCCGATTAGAGATTTTATATCGGCAAACCCGCTCTCTAACTGTTAGATCGGAAGAGCGTCGT